GCCGTGGTATCAGGATATCTATTTCTTGATACTGCCCTTCCCTTGCGGGAAGCCCACTAAGGGTCTCGGTTAAGCCAACTTTTGCCAAGTTGGGGTCCGAAACTTTCTTTCTTTTATGATCCTTAGTGCTGCTCGCCATTAAACTGACGAGCAGCTGCCCATCCGGCAAATTGTCGGCTAATTCCTCGGCCATTCGGCTGAGGGCCTTGACTTGCCAGAACTCCCATCCGTGAGGATGTGAGTCCATTTGGATCTCGTCAACAGAGCCGATAAAGGCCCCATCGCCGTACCCATCCGGGAGGCGGGGTTCACGCCAGCTAGCCGGAGCGAGTTCGCGCAGCTTGTTCAAGACTGCACTAACGTCAGTACCCGTTCGCACACCCCAACGATAAACGTTGTTGTGTACTAAAAACAGGCGATCTAACGATTCGACCGGTTTGCGGACGTAGAATGGCGTTACATCAGAACCGAGATAGTAGTGTTTACCACAACTCTCTCGGTACGGACCCGAAGCGAAGGATTTGTCTGGATTTGGGGTAAACCCCGCCTCCAGGAGCCTTTCGCAGATTGTTCCGTAATGCGCACTGGGGACAACTAAGTCATCTCCATAGACGCAAACTGATGAGTCCGTCTCGTTGATGTTAAAGGGGAGTATACACTCCTGGACAATAGCCCAGAAGACGAGCGATTCTAGCTCGAAAGTATACCCATTCCCCATCGACGAGAACTTCTGGTAGTGAATCTTCTGACCAGAAGGAAGAACCCCTACTGGGGAACGGGCCTGCTCAAGGGCCCATACCCATTCGGGAGGCAGTAGCCAGTGGACGAGTTCGCGCGGTAGTGTGTCGCTAGCCATCGATAAATCGATGGTCGCTAACACCTCTCGCTCGCTGCCCTCGCGGGCAGCTCGCTGATTCCGCGTTTGGTCGTCGAGGTCGACTCCAAGCCTCTTCAACCGATGACGGATTACACGCCCGATACCTTTCTGAACATAAATGTTCATACACGGCTCTTTAGCTATCGTCCGGTCGGTCTTGTAGTTCTTCGGAACGGCAATGACGCGATTCCCATCAACGACCCGAACAGGGTCATCGGAGGACTCTCTCATAAGTAAAGAGACGCTCTGTTTCCAGAGCGGCACCATGGCAATTGCCACAGAAGCAAGTCTCGCGTTTCCTGAAGTGCTTTCCGGTATACCGGAGTATTTATAGGCAGCGTAGCTCGACGCCCGAGGCAACCTAGTGGTTGCACCAGGGCCGAAGGCGAAGAACTTGCTACACTCGTCCCAGTCGAACCTACCCAGCGCGTCACGGATGCGAGCCGCTACCATACCCCAAAACTTGGGGTGGTGGTTTAAGCTCCATTTTGCAATGCGCTGGTTTGCGGTGTGACAGGACAGCTCGGCGCCGTGGAATCGCTCCCACGTCTTGGCCTCCTTTTCTGGCGACCGTTTCCGGTCATCATACTTGGAGAATAGTTCTCTCATCAGAAGAGACCCTCGGGCACGCTCTAGAGATGTTAAGTCTAGAGGGGTTTCACGACCTAAATTACCTACTGGCTGGATGCCAGTAAGGTCGGCCATGAGCCCAAGGAACTTCTCATTCGAGAAGCCGATTTTCCGGGCCTTTTTAGGGGCCCTAGCACTCACGCGTTTCTTAAAACGCATACATGATCCTCCTTTAAGAGGGTATTTACCAAGCATGCTTAAACGGCGAAGCCTGAATGGCCTGAGCCGCGCGAGTCCGCATTTCTGCGGTGCCCGCCTTCACGGGGAATCTTTTCAGAACCCCAGGTCGATAAGCACGGATAACCACTGGAATGCTTCGGAAGCCGTCAACACTGTTACACTGAAGATAAACTTCAGGATGGCAGCACAGAGGGCTAGGAAGACAAACCAGTTCCGCACCCGCCTTAAAAGACGGGCGATGGTCGAGCTCCAATTGTAATTGGATCCGCATTTTCTAGACTCCTTCCGGGGCCTAGTAGTACGGCTCGAGGTTTTCAACGGACGTCTTCCAACCCGCGAGGCCGAGAGAATTGGCCACGTAGGCGAGGAGATCCTTCCGTTCTTGGAGAGTGCTATCCGGGTGAATGTTCAGGATGACCTGAGCACTCGAATACCGGACGACTGTGTCCACCGAGTTCACCGTTGCCACCGTGGGTATCATGTACCCCGCGGCTAGACGGTGAACGGTCCGTTGACCCGACGGCGGAAGCACCTCATGAGTGACGGTGCGGAAGCCGCTGGGAATACTAGGACTGCGATCCGCCCACATAGCCTTCGACCCGTCTGTAGAGACGGGGCTAAACGTATGGGCGACCGGTGAAGCTTGTCCATCATTGATGGAAAGCGCTGCGATTGCGGGCATGTCAAATGCTCCTTCCGGGATTTACCGGATGTAGATGGTTAAGAACTAACGTTTTCGACCAAAAGCTGTCGCCATAAGGGCTAGGCCGTTGGCCATATGTCCAAGGGACCGAGGATCTTTAAAACTCGGCAGAGAAGGAAGCGGAACCGAATTGTTTACAGTTCGGGTTAAGCTTACGACTCTTTTCGTACCACGCCATTGGTTGTCCGCCACCCAGGTACCGTATGGGCCGGAAACGCCTTTCACCCTCCAACTGGCTTTCACCAGAAACGAGGATGAATAGTAGGCGCTCCCATAACCCAAAAGGGCATCAAGTGAGTCCAACCAGTCGCCGATGGGCCAAGCCCAGTCGACGACAAATGACCATGGTACTAGTTCCCAAGCCACGGAAAGTGGATTGGTAACACCCAAGGATACCAACGAGATGGTGGCCTCGTTCTGAGGAACCGCATCGATCCGTGCATAGCAGGATCGAAGGACCCTCGCCTTACCGTCCATCGCAGCAGTGCCAGCCTGGGACGAAACCCAGTAAGCATAGTCCTGGTTGCGACTTCTAGTAACACTAGCTGTGACTCTCCAGTCACCTTTGGGCCTCTGTTCAAGAGCCCTAGCAGCGCCGTAAACGTCGCTGAGTAGTGGTTTC